CTCAACGTGAAGCCACCTTGACCTTTTGAGCTCACCTTCACATCACTTTGATCGGTCTCGACGAGGTACTGCAACAGGAGACGGTTCTCAAGATCGACCCTCACCGACGTCTCGCCTGCTTTGATCGTCGCCACACCCTCTCGTACATCGAAACCGGCTGTGTAGTCGAACTCAAAGTACGAAGGGATGTAGTCTCGGTGCTCATAGATACCTTGACCGCCCATCAACGGAACGCCCTGTGAGAAGAAGTAGCTCCCCAGGCTGTCCTCAGAGGGGGTCAGATTGAGCTGTCCGTGCGTCGTCGACGTCCATCTGATCCATGAGGTCGGTATCGCGACGCCTTCAAACGAACCAAACTTGATACGTGCAGCGGTCACCGCTTGCACCGGGCGATGATCAAGTCTGAACGGCCAGTACGCTGTGCGGTTTTGACGCTCGGCGTCGTGCGTCTCTTGCTCGACCGAGAACGGCTCGATAGAGATGCCGAGGTCGCTCTCGACGTGTCGGATCGCCGCCTTGATCGACTGCTCATAGATCACGTCTGGATAAGGTGAGCCGTCGTCAAGCGTGAGATCGACACCTAAGAGGAACGTGTCTTTGAGCCATTGTGGGGTGATCTGCGTATATACGCCGCTCATCGGCACGTCTCCTCGGTGTTATTTGGCGGGTTTGCGCGTTGTGCGCCTCCGCTGTTTTGGCGCAGAGGGCTCTGAGTGCTCCGCCTCATCGTGCGAAGACTCATCCCCCTCTGCGTCATTGTCCTCGATAGGTGTCACAAAGACAAACTCTGCGACGTTGCCGTAGCGCTGCAGGACGTCTAGCGCGTAGGCGGTGGGCGACACAACGAAGCCTTGCTCGTCGAGCTCGATGTAGCCTTGTCCGATCTGGATGCGGCAGTCTCTTAGCTTGTTATGTCGCCACATAGTCCGACCTCTTAGGCGATGGTGTCGAGCATACCGCTGGTGGCGGTGACGCCGGCGTTCTGCAAGACCCACATCTTGTTAGGCACCTTCACGATGGGTGAGCCGAACAGCATGAGGAGGAAGGGCTTTGAAGTCGCGACCTCGGCGAGAGGACGGCGGAAGAAGTCGAGGAGGCGAGCGAACTCAAGCACGTCGGGGTCATGTTGCACGAACACGATCTTCGAGGTGTTGGGGCGAACCTGGTTGAGATCGACGAAAGAGGTCGCGCCGGAAGAAGCGGCCTTGATCTCACCGATGAGGGTCGCGCTCTCTGCGGCGCCGCCTGCCTCGGTGCGATACACCTTGAAGAACACAGCGTCAGCCTGGTTGGCGATGCTGAGCTCGACCTGCTCGCCGAGAGACACAGACACAGCGGAGCTAGACACAGGCGCGCTAAAGCCCCTGTTATTCACGGCGACCACACGGTAGATGTAGTCACCGGCGTCGGCGCCGTAGAAGCGAGACGCGCTGTTGCTAGACGCGGTCGCAGAGCTGATCACAGGGTTCGCAGGGGCGTTGTCGGTACCGCTCGCAGCGCTAGGAGCCTTGTAAGCGTTGAAAAGGAAGGGCGCGCTCTTGACAGGCACTGCACCGTAGGGGCTCATAATGGTGAGCTCCTGGACGCCGTAAGTGATGCCGTCAGCGGCGCGAGACACACCGAACTGATCGTGACGACCGAACTGCACGGCGAACTTGATGAGCTCGGCGTGGATGCGAGGCTCAACGTAGATGCAGTCAGGGCGACCGAAGCGAGGAGCGCTCTGGAGCTCTGCGAGTACCTCTTGGAGCAGACGAGGAGTGGGTGACTTGCCACCGAGATCGAAGGTGTTCGCGCCGTTGTTGTGCGACTCGATCTGCTTGATGATACCGTCGAACGCGAGGGGGTTGGCGCTCTCGTCAGCATGCCACAGTGAGCGCTCCAGCTTCTGAAGGAGACGCAGTGTACCGCGCTCGGTCTCAGCGGCGATGGCGTTGCTCTGATTGCCGATCAGACCCACGAGAGAGCCGACGTCAGTCACCTCACGGCGCTCTGCCATGTACTTGATACGGACGCTCTTGCGCTCATACTCAGAGCGGTTGGTGGTGCCGCCGGAGCCCTCAGCAATGAACGCCTCAAGATCGAGACCGTGATCGTTGATGACCGCGTACTCGTGAACGGTGTTGGTGACGTTCACCTTAGGGATCGCAGGCCAAAGGGCGAGCTCCTTCATGGTGTAGGTGGCCGACGCGAGGGTGTTCTCGATGGACTGAGGGACGAGAGGGCTGAGTGAGCCGTTGTCGCCGCCAGCGGTGCCGGCAGGGGTCTGATAACCCATGTTGGCGCTCTTGCGGAGTGCGTCGTTGAGTTGGGCCAAGTCTGCGACGTTGACCATCTGATTTGCCTCTGGGAATGAAATGCTCATATTCGTCAGCTCCTTAGCCGATGAGTGAAGTGAGATCGTTTGAAAGGGGGGCGCCAGACTCGAGCTGGGCGATGGCACCGCGCAAACGGTACCTGGTAGGGGCGTCGGTGTCGGCGCTTTGGAGCTTCGTGAGAGCCTTACGGATCATCTCACCACGCTCGACGACAGGCGCTACAACGACAGGCGCGACGGACGCAGAGGTCACGGCGCGAGGGGCGACAGGCTGAGCGGCGACGGCGTTGAGTGACTTGGCCATCGCACCCTGCTCGGTGCGTATCGCCTTCATCTCCTCAAGAAGCGCCTCCATACCCTTCATCATCGCGCTCATGCGCTTCTCCATGTCGCCCACGATGCGGTCGGTACCTTCAGCCATCGCTTTCATGGCCTCCTCCATACCGTACATCTTGAGGCCCTTCTCCATGTCCTCCTCGTCCATGTCCTCCTCGTCCATAGACTCCTCGTCCATGTCCTCGTCGTCCATGTCCTCGTCGTCGAACAATGAAGCCTGCTCCTTAGCTGGCTTTGACTTAGGCTCGTCGTCCTTCTTCATCGCCTTCGCGAGCGAGTCAATCGCCTCAGTGAGTGCGTCGACCTCGACCTCGTCGGCGACAGTCTCAACGACCGCCTCCTCGATGAGCGCAGGCGCGCTCTCAATGTGCTCATTGTGCTCGTTCATCACGTGCTCCGTTTGTTGGTGTCTTTGTATTGTCAAGGTTTTTTGCGACGTTCGCAAGTTTTCGCGAGATCATAGACCTTTGAAACGATCGAGTCTAGCTCATCGTCGCTCATCGAAGGGAGCTGTCCCCTTAACACGTCGGCGAGCTGTGCTCGTGTCATCTTGCGTTTCGGCGTGTCCGTTGTCGCGCTGGAGAGGCGTCCCTCAAGGCTCTGTTGCGCGAGCGCGCTCAACGTCGCGTCCGCCTCTGGGATCGTCGCCTCTTGGTAGCCTATGCTCGCCGCGCCGATGGAGCGAGCGATCAGCTCAAGGTTCGTGTGTGGGTTGACTGGCGCTGAGGTAATCGCGACGTTGAGCACACGCGCCTTGAGCACCTTCTTGGGGTTCGTGGGGTCACGTTGGATCACCTGCCCCTCGATGCTGAAGCCGAGCGAGCGAGGCGCTGACGCCTTCTTGAGCGCGAGCGCCGTCTCATAGATACGTCGCCCCAAGTCCTTCGCCAAGTACAACACACCCTCGACGCGAGTGCGCCTCTCGTCCACCGGCTCGATCTTCACAGGGTGACCGAGTACGGCGCTCGGCCCCTGCTCATGCTCGTGATTGAACCAGCCATGTCGAAGGAAGTACGACCAGTCGAGCCGAGCTTGGGCGATGCTCTCACCCTCAAAGTCGAGGTCGTCCGTCGAGCAGATACCGCCGATCGCGACGCTCTCCGGCTCGTCGTCACCCTCAGCTTTGCTCAAGGTGTCGAGCGACAACGGCACCCACCGAGCGAAGCCTTGAAAGCTCTTTTGTGTCGCCTCCTCGATGTCACCATGCTCAAAGTCGTTGTCTTTAAGCCATTGACGGAAGGCGCTCGGCGTCATCTTGTCGGCCTTCGCTCGCACCGACTGCACCTCAGATGCGCCGTCTTTGATCCCTAAGATCATCGACAAGCCCTCTGGAGCTCCCTTCGGTGTGAAGCGGCGGAACTCATCATACATTGCAGGGTCGGTCTGCCTTGCGGCGTGTTCGTTGGGGAATGGCATCGTTTACTCCGCTCGGCGCAACGCGCCTTCTCTTGTGACTTTGAAGCCTTGTGGCACTGTGATCGTATCACATCGACAGTTAGGGTGCATCGGCCAAACGGTCGCTCGCCACTCTGAGCGATCGCGCCCCACGTTGACGCCGTTTCCTATGAGATCAGCGACCTTGAACACGATCGGCTCAGCGCCATCGGTGAACAGGTCGAGACAGCGTGAGCAAGCGTCGCTCTCTGGTATGCGAGCCACTTGTGCGCCGTCACCATGCGCTCTCAGCGCCGCGTTGATGCGCCCTTCGTTGTGAGCGCCTTGAAGCTCGGTCACGGCGATCCTCTGCCAGTTGTGCGCGTAGTACTGCGAGCGATCCGCCAACGTGGCTGCAAGCGCTCTCGCGTCTCGCGTCGTGGCAAGTGTGCGCGCTGTCTCGTTGCGTATCTCGTCGAGCCTCTGTTGCCGCTGTATTGGATCGACCTCTTGGGCGATGACCTCGCCGGCCCACGCCTCAGCGACCACTTGATCGAGGTCAGCGTTGAGGCGATTGCCCAAGCCGCGACAATACTCGCCGGCACGAGTGAGCGCTCGTACATAGCCGGCAGACTCAGCCGGGCTCATCCACGTCGGCGGCTCAATCGGCATCGGCGCTGTGCGCTCAATCGGTGGCGCTGGAGGGAGCGCCCCACGTCCACCACCTACCGCCTCAAGCTCGTCGCGTCTCGCGCTGCGTAGATCGACGGCGCGCACCTCGACGAGCGGCGCCCAACGCTCGATCCCCCACGTCCTCATCTGTGCTCGCGTCGCATCGTCCGCTGTTCCCATGATGTCCCCTGCAACGAGCAGGAACTCATACATATCAAGGTCGGTTCCGCCTGCTTTGAGGCCCTTCATCGACTCGTCGTCGAGCAAGCCGGCGTCGATCAGCTCCCCTAGTCGCTCTTGTGACAGACCAGCTCGTTGAGCTCCCAAGAACTCGACGAGAAAAGCGTCGTGGTGAAGCTCCGCGAGCCTACGTTGTTCGGCGAGTAGCTCGTCGCGTGTCATCTGACTCGCTCCTCAAGCGCCTCAACGTCGCTCAACAGCGCGTCGAGTCGGCGCTCATAAAGCTCAGTCATCTTTGAGGCGAGCTCCACAACGAGGTCGATCTCGCCGCCCCTGTGTTTCGTGGGGCGCGCCTTCTCTAGCTTGCTTCGCCTGGGGTGATCAGCGCTCAAGAGATCATCGTCTTGGGTGTGCTTTGCGTTCCCACCACCCATCGCGATCTTGAGGAAGGCGTTGACGCGAGCGTACGCCCAGCTCTGCCGGTTCTGTGACGGCCTGTGGCTCACTGAGAACGCGCCAGCGCCTCGACGCCACACCGACTTGAGCGCTCCTAGTGTGACCTTTTGCCACTCGTGCTCAGTCTCGTCGTTGTGCGCCTTTACTTTGTCGCGTAAGGCGTCCTCGATCTCTTTTGTGACCTTGATCGACGCTCCGCTTGTGCGTGAGCGCGCTGAGCCCTTTGGGTTTCGGTCGCTCCCTTTGACGCGCTCGTGAGGCTCCGCCGGTGTGTCGGCGCGCTCTCTCGCTTTGCTCAAGCCTTCGGTGAGCGCAGCTTCCGCCACCAAGCGAGCCGCGCCCTTGATGCGCTCGCTCAGTGACTCGACGCTCTCGGTGGTCAGCTCACTTGGTGACGCCTCAAGGTGTAGCTTCATTGTTTCGCCTCCTCGTCAGCTCGCGCCATCTGAGCGGTGACCTTTTGAGCCCATCGCTCGCCCTCGTCACCGCCCCACAAGAGCCAAGAGATATACGCCGCCGAGGTCTTGTCGCTGTGGTGCTCTTTGTA